TCCATTTACAGCCGTAGGAGCGGCAGGGCTAACCCCATCAGTTCCTTTAACCACGCCACAATTTATTGTATTAGAATCAGACAAAGTAAGCACAAGCTCACCACTTGCATTTACTGTTCCTGCGGTAACACTAACACCATCTGTGCCGTTTGTACCATTAGAAAGACCTGCCACAGAACCAGTAACCTCAAGATCTCCTGCTACTTTTACTTTTGTGGTTGAAATTTGCAGGACTGATGCCGTGCCTTCCCCATCCTCTACTGTTTTCAACGAAGCTGTCACTCCATTGTTACTCCCTCCGCTCATTTGCAGAAGGTCTTTATATGTATCTTTTATTGCTTTGTTATTTAATGTACTCATTGTGGATCATCCCATGTTGCAGTTGAATTATTGTAATTTTTATATGCCTCGTTCCACAAGAGATGTGGTTCGACTGTTACTTCATCAGTGTTTACGATTGTGTTGTCGGTAAAAGTAATAACTTTCCCTACAATTGAATAAATTATTTTAGGCACACCATTCACAAATACAGTTTGCCCATTAGTGAAACCTGTAAGATTTGGAGCGGTATTCGTTATGCCTGTTGTGGTCTTTGGATTAATTGTTCCTGTACCACCCAAGTCATCAAGATATGTTAAAGTTTCTCCTGTTATACTTGTGACAAGGCATCGCACTCCATTCAGATAAAAATAGTCTCCAAGATTATATCCTGTAGTATTTGCTGAACTTGAAATTTCATCATCATCATTTCCTGAATCACTTGTGCCTGTCGTATTGTCATCAATAAATACATAAGTAATTGTTGTGCCATTTATGCCTGTAACAATTGCCTGTCTACCATTAATGTAAATTGTATCACCAACATTATATCCTGTGGTGTTTGCAGTTCCCCCTACATTGGTTCCGATACCTTCAGTCACATTCATTTCTACCGATCCAGTAGAATCGTCATCTACATAACGGAATGTTATGATTGATCCTGCTACTCCTGTGACAACGGCTTCTCTGCCATTAATGTAAATTGTGTCACCAATATCAAAACCTGTATCATTTGATTCCTTGCTGACTTGTCCAACATTTTGGGTAATGGTTTCAAAAGAACCATCATCATTGTATTCAATAAATAGATTACCATTCGATATTCCTCTAATGGTTGCAAGTCTGCCATTAATGTAAATTTGTTCTCCAACTTGATAAATATCAGTGTTAAAACCACCTAGTCCTCCACCAATTCCTGTGCCTGTTCCTGTGCCTGTTCCGACACCTGTTGTTACATCAGTCGTAACTTCAGTGTCACTAAATCCTGTCGTTCCATCAAGCAGGGTATAATAAACAACTTTGCCATTAATTCCCGTAATTGATCCCTCAACACCACCAACAAAAATTGTTTGACCAATAGCAAATGCACTTGTGTTTTCAGAACTTGATAAGCCTAAGTCTGATGCGTCTGACATTAAATTAAATCTGATCTGATTTCCAATTGCATCAATTGCAGTAAAATCTAAATCTACTTCTAGCTTTGTCAGCCTAACAGGACCATGCTTATAAAAGATTGTTTTTCCCAAATGATATGCACCTGAAGTATGCTTTACCCATGTTAAAACGCCATTGACCCACCAATTATTTATATCGGCATTATTAAACCTAAGCCGTGTTAATATACTAAAGTCTACTGTTTGCATAACTTTTACTCGTCTGTGTTAATATCCAAAACGCCATTTGAAAAAGTCCAAGTGGCAGACCCCGGTGCTCCTGATTGCACAAGCAAAGAAGCTGAAGCTGATAAATAAGTGTAAGCTTGCACAGCCGTACCAAACATTACTTCCGTTCCACTTACTGCAAAAAATGGTACTGTTGTGCTGACTAAAGGAGTCCCATCATTTTTTAAAAATTCATCAGCTTGCAAGGATCCACCTATAACTACTTTCCCTGCACCTCCTGCATTATCTACATCAGGAGTAATAGAAAACTCATTGTTTTCGTAGTCCGCGGACAATTCCCATTCTTGATAAATTTCAACACCATCAGGTGCGTCAGCTCGTCCAAAAAACTTTAGTACAGCTTTACGCTCTTCATCGTTTGCTTGAATCCTAAATTCCTTACCATCGAATAATAATTGCCCTGGAGTAGGTTGGGACAAAGATGCCAAAACTAAACCTTCTTCATCTACAACTAACTTGCCATTAACTGTCAGTCCATTTTGCGTAATCGTGTTTACAAAATCTTCTTTTTGTACTTTGCGAAAAGTATTGTGCGTTGCAGACCATACCAAGAAATAATCCTGTTGTGATATGTCTTCAAAAACTAATATGGGAAAACCCATAATAGATTCAGCAATACTACCATCTTTCAAATTTATGTAGCTAATCGCTTTATCCTTGATGACAGCGTTGTCTACTAAATCATTAAGGTCGGTGTGCGTTATTTGGCTTCCTGATTGGAATGTAACCCCTTTTTCTAAATAATCTCCCATAATTTATTTCCCCCAAAGTTGCTTAATTTCTTCGTAAATTTCGTTGTAAAAATTCAAATATTTTTGCCTTACAGCACTGCGAGCAGATTGTCTTTTTTTTAATTTAACATCGAAAAACAACATAAAGCTTTCTGCCGACAATTCTTCAATTGTCCTAAAAATAACATTTGGTTTTCTCGACCAACCTCTTGCATGAGACAGGAACCCAAAATAATCAGTGTTTGTATCGCACACTTTTTCTTCGTATTCATTAAGTGTCTCAGGTAGAATCTGTCGTTTCCCTGAAGTTTTGTAAGCCTGTAAATCAGCCCATTTTCTTTCATAATGGCTTTTTACAGCCAGTATCGGATCACAATATAAATAAAGAGTAGGTATAGAAAAATTAATTATTGGGTTGCGATCTTTATGCGTAATTGGCCTGTGTTTTTCTCCGTCTGAATCATGTATGCAGTTAAACAATGAACTACCAAGTTGTTTCATTACATATGATTGACCTACACCTCCCCAACCTACTACCCTTATTTTATTCATATCATTCATCACTGATATGCTCTATAGCCTTTTTTACCTCAAGACCTTCGGTAAAACTTGTGGGAACCCCAAGCCTTTCAATTTTTTCACAATCCCTAAGGGCAAACCAATCAGCCATTGTAATTTCAAAAGGGACTGCATTGCCATGGTCATCCAAAATATCGGTAGTCCCAACTTCGCTTGTTTGTATAGCGTGGGTCGCTACTGCTCTTTGCTCAGCCCAATCTGTTGCAAGAAAGCACGGATGAAGTGTTCCTTTAGGTATGTCATAAATTTTAGCATCATGAAACCTTCTGCGAACTTGATACCCAACACATCCTTGGGGTATATCTACTAAATATGGTAATACTTTTGGCCCTGGCTTAATTCTATCAATTATAGATAAGTCCATTAGTCCACGCACATATTTTTGCCTATGCCAAGGACTACCAATTTCAGTTGGTGGAATTAATGATTCTTCTTTTTGTCGTAAAAGGCTGCCCTGAACATCAAGTGATATACTTATGTTGCAATCTGAAAAGTCTATATATTCTTCAAAAGTTGAAGTGAGAGTGTTGACCATTTCACCTTCTTTTTTATCAGCAATATCCCATTTGAAATGTACATCAGGATGTCTATGCCAAAACATAATCATATTTAGACGATTACCCCAACCCCATGACAGGTTAATAGTTTTTGGACTATCAACATTCATAATAATCAGTCAGCTTGAAATCATTGGGAACTGCTCTCCAATTTTCAATGCTCTTAATTTTATCTTTATCTGTGTACCAATGAATATAATTTAAATGTTTTCCGTCAGCATATATAGCCCCATTTTTCATCACGACACTGTTGGGATCCACATACTGTATGTCAGTCGAATGTATTCTTTTTATATTCTTAAATTCATGCATAAGCACAGTTGGAACTAAATGCTCATCAATATATCTATTTGTAATATCTTTTATTAAACGATCAGCAGTCGGCAAATGATTGATAAGTCCTCGACTTCGATCATCATTACGCATCATTACGAAATGTCCTGACGCATACCATAATCCTAATGGAGTGTCTGATTGAACTAGGTGAATAGCATCTCTTTTATGATAATTACAAAAAAGATCAGGAGTGCCATTTGCAGGAACAGGGAAATTTTCAAAATTACCATACATAACATCAAGATCACCCCACCCCCAGTAGTCATAATCACGAAGCTCTTCCCTAAACATCTCACCATAAATAACTCTAAGATCGCAAAGTTTGTAGTAAAACCTAGTTTCTATTTTTCCAATAATCTTTTCCGCTTTGTTATAAATATCATCAATTGTACATTTGTGTATTTTTATATTTGATGGTGCTTCCTGAATTTCAAAATCAGTAAATAATAAAACATCAAATGGTTGATTTCTTACTGTTGCTAAAAACAGAGATAAATAGTTACATTTATTCAAATCCCCAAAATGTGGTATAACTAAGCAAGCGTTATTCATATTGAATCTGCGAAGTTGATAATTGATGAAGGTAAATACTGCGTGATCTCATCACGCAATCTATCGTAACCCATTTTTAACCCCTCATCCGCACTGTTATAATAGGTTTCTTTAAAATAATGAAAATGATATGAAATTGCAGTTTTATACTGCACATTATGATCTCCTAAAAAAACTTTTCCATTTTTCCAGTATTTAGGGTATCTCCAAAATCCTATATTATGATCTTGGTTAAAATGTGTCGTGTTGAAATGCTCAGGTAAAAATCGCATTCCTTGTTGTTCATAAAAAGTTGATCTGCCTAGATAAATCTCTTTCCAAATATCCCCAACTTCAGTGGAATTTGTCCACAAATACCCTGCGTTGTAAGTCCCGTATTTTCGACTATCATTAACTCTGTTGTGCACATAATAATGGGGTGACAACATTAAATCCATTGAGCTTTCAATTGAGGATTCAGGATCCTTAACAAAAACAACATCAGCATCTACAAAAAGAGTATTTCCTGTTTCACCTACAGCCCACTTAATACAATTCATTTTACAGCCTATAATAGCTATATTGTGAAAATCATTAATTTTAGCTACGAGAGCAGTTTCTTTTTGTATAACTGCTAAGTTTTGTGGATCTAATGCTTTAAAGAAAAACAGTGAACTAAAATTATGTTTTTCAATTTGAACCTGTGTTTCAGAATCGCAGAAAATATAAACAGGAATATCATGAAATCTGCGGATGGAATAAATTAGAAGCACGGCTTCACGCTTAGCTTTTGAGTTTGCAACAAAAGAATATGATTTTAATTTAGATTCCATATCCTGCCGTTCCTATGAAGACCCAAGGCATTGGGGCAATGAATTCAAACCGCTTTGCATGAAGTCCACTTTGTAATATTTGCAAAGGCTGATTATTAGGCTTAAAACCAAGTTCAAATTCTGAAAATAATTTTAAGTTGTTTCGTAATCCTCTGCGAAACACAGTCCCCTCATCTGATAAACTTAAATACCTCTCATATCTTTTATCGTAATACTGAACTGCTAAAGCCCTTCCTAATGGATCACTAGGATCTAAAATAATTTCAAAAGGAGGTTCATAAATTGTTCCTTTTTGCACATATGTTTCTTTTATAATTGGAATCATATCGTGTTTTTAGTACCTGGATCCCCAACTAAAACAGGATCATCGAGATTTCTGTCGCTTGAAGGTCTAAAGCCTTCCTCAATATCAAAAGGGCTTGTCTTAACTACAGTTGAATCACTAAACGACTTAGTTGATCTTTTACTCTCGCTTGATTCAATATAAAATTCACTTATCCGTAACCTTCCTGCCGGAAGATATTTATTAAGACGATTTGTTATAGTAAGTGCAAACAACTGACCGACTTTGCGTGTGATCATTCTGTATGTCTTCCGAAACTCGTCAGAGGGAGCTTCACTATAAACAAGAGTTGCCGTATCAGGATTTACGGTTGAAAAACCAAAACTTAAACCAGTGCTTGGGCTATCTCCAATTTTAGTTATTGCGGCTCCAACTCTGTGCCATTTTTTAATATTAAAAGATTCTGCGTCAAACGATCTTGAAGTTATTGCAAAAGAAATTGGGGTAGTTGTATATTCATTATTGGCATTAAAATACCTGTCTTCACCTCTTTCATGGGCTTCCCAAACCATGATTGCAGAATTGGATCCCACAAGATGCAGTTTATTCACGCCATTATCAGGAATAACTACAAATTCTTTAGGAATTAAATCTTCAGGTACATCATCAATTGTTTCCCAAGATTTTAATAATTGATTGTATATTAAAATTTTACTTACAGCCCCACCGCTTCCTGACGAAACTACGGCTAAAAAATAACGATTATCCCAAAAAGCAGAAATAAATTTATCTGCATAAGCAAAGTCTATTTGCTTTATTATATTCTGAATGGATTCAGAGGTGGGTGTATTTAAAATTTCTAATGCCTGTATTGGGCTTGCAATGTTACTTTGCTGTCGGATCCCTGCGTCTATTGCGTACACCCCATTATCACTAAGAAAGTAAATCAAATCTCCTATTTCCTGTACAGTGCCTTGCGAAACACAGCCCATTTGCCTTGTGACCTCAATGACTCTTAAATTTTCACCTAAACTAGATGTCGCAGTTATTAAATATATACTAGATCTTTTAAAAACTAATAAACTGTCATCTTGGACAGGAAGAAGTGCTGTTATATAATCTCCTGCACCTTCATTAACTATGACTCTGTTAAAATATGGATTAACAATACTTGGCGAAAATACATCAGAAAATTGTATTAAATCGGGACCACATTGGTAGGCTAAGCGATTTGCGGTAGTGACAGCATATTTAGCAGGACGCAAATATGAATTTTCCTTCCAACCATACGCTTGGATATTTCGATCTCTTGGTGATCTTGGAATAAATTCAGCTTTTATTACTGCAATCGTGTTGTTATCTATTTTACGAATTTTATGAACACCATCGTGGCGTGAAGTGCCAGTAAGTTTGATACTATCTCCTGTCACAAAATTGTGTCCTGTGTTGCTGTTCAATGTACTATTAGTGATATGCCAATTTTCTTCATCAAAAAACCACGCATCATACCTTGATTCAATAGGGGCTAAATCAATTCTGAGTTCATTAAAAGTTTCACCTAGTTCCCCTGCTGAGCCTTGATCTACATCAAATTGATCAGCTTGCCTAGAAAATGGATAAATTTGTATAACAACGACAGCTTGTGGCATTTTAAAAACACCTCCATCATCAGGCGTATCACCATTGTATTCTAAAGGATATTCACCAAGTTTTATTGGGAACTTACAAGGTAAAGTGGAACCTTCACCTCTGAACAAAAGTAACGACCCAAAGGACTCAACAAGAAAAGCGTCACCATCCGCAACTTGCCCACTTTGGTAGGGTACTTTATAATCACCATCCTCTGGGTCGTAAATTGTTACATTTTCTGTACTTGCGACTGCTATTGCTGAATGCTCAGCAGTGCCTTCTACAGGATTTATATATCTACAAGCACTGTATGCATCAGGAAAGTTTTCATCTGTAAATACTACATCACAACCTTTTCTAGTTTCAACTTCTCCATTTTCCATTCTTGCATTTCTGCTATCACTCAATGTTCCTTCGGGAAGTATGTTTCCCTTAATAGCAGACTTAAAACTATTAAACGCACGATCACCCTCGACCACAGGTCGATTGTCTAGGTGTCCATATTTGCGTTTAGACTCTAAATTCATTTCTTTTCGTTCAGAGACTTATATATACGAATTGACATATAAATTATCGTGACTAAAGCAGCTCCAATTCCGGCAATGTGGTTCCATTGACCCAAGGAAATAGAAGATATTGTTCCAAGAATTCCAATCGACATTTCTTTATCTATCATAGTAATTCTAAAATTATGTAAATTACCGCTATGCCACATAGCCAAACAACGCCTTTGCCAGTTGTACCCATACTTTTGTATGCTTGTTTTAGAACTTTAAAATTTTTCATATTTTATCAGAGGGTTTAGGAAATGGTGCTCTAGTTGTACTTTTTTCTACGCATTGCTTAGCAGTGTATCGTGCTACAAATAATGGGATTAATAAGTACAAAGCTAATCCTACTCCTGCGATACTCAGAATTTTTTGTATAGTTGTTTTAAAATCACCAATTTCACTTCGATGTTCTCCCATTTGAGAAGTAACAATATTTTGTACAGCGGCGGCTGTTATTGTATCAGTAATTTCATCTTCTTTTATTTCTGCTTGAACTAGCTCTGCTCCTGCGTACCCAAGCATTCCTCCTGCGGTAGCTCCTGTCGGTCCTGCTAAAGAACCCACTCCTGCCCCAACCCCTGTTGATCCAAGCGTGATCAATTTTTTTACACAGCCACAATAAAGCAGTGGGCAAAAAAACATTATCGCAAGCACCCTCATCCTGTGCGACTGAAAGTGACTTGTTGGGTGACTTGATTTTGCGGAGCATACATATCCATCAAATCTTCTAGGATTTTGGAGGCATATGTGTCCTCGTTTTTGGATTTATCCAATTGCCCCTCGCTTGCGAGCCAGTCAGCATACGCACCATGAACAACATAGCGTTCTAAAAATCTTGGGAATGGAATACGCTCCCAAAATTCTGCATCCGTAAAGGGATCTTGCTCAGTAGCATTTTGCAAAGGCTTATAGCAATGTCCTGTTGCATTATCGAAAACGATGTCAGTTTTTCTAGCAAGATCCCCAAATGGTATATCAGGAATATATACTCGATTTTCCTGCAAAGGCTCTAAAGTGTATTCTTGCGGTTCTACCTGATATTTTATCCAAATTTGTGCAGGAGCTAGATCACTTACAATTACTCCGTCATGCAACAGTTCAAAAGATAAATAACCTGGACTCGTTGTTCTGTTAGGGTTACGCATCGACACACTAAAAATTCGATGCATATATTCTTTACCATCAGCTAATATATCATCTCCGTTTTGCCAATACGGAACCATTTTAGGATAATCTTCTAGCAATAGCCAATTAGGATTAAGCACAGTTTGTTGCACCATTGGCGTTGCAGGATCTCCATCATCATCAACTAACTCTACTGTTGTGAATGATGGATCAGTTTGCGTATCGTTTTGGCAAACATAATAAGATCCATTGCTGTAAAGAATATCACCAATTTCATATTGTTGCCCTGCACAGAAAACTTGATGGTAGTGCCTTCTTTCTACTCGAACTGTCTGAGGCCAAAATTCATGATGCCAAGCTTGTTTTAGCCTGTCATTTATATAAGCAACTAAATCAGTTGCTAAGCCTACAAGTTGGGTATCAACACCGTCTCTTTGTAATACTTGATCAACAACCTTTTTAAAAGGTATGCTATCTTTGTTTGTCGGAAGAGCCATAACTTTTGCGGAATTTAGTTCCCATTATTGGCTTTTTCCAAAAAGTGCTTGATTTATCTAAGGAGCCATAGCCAACCTGTATTTTATTACTATGACTTTTTACCCTACATATTTCATTATCACGTAAGAATTCACGCACAAATTGCTCATCCTCCCAACATTGATAGCCTAATCTTTGTCCCCAATAATGGTAAAATTTATTGTGTATTTGAAACTTAACTTCACCTTTATCACCAAAAAAAGTACGATCACCATTTTCAATTTTTGCCTGTGTTTGTTCCTTCTTTGCTTGCACAAAGTCAATAAGGTTTCCCTCACACAGCTCTTTTGTAATAGCGTCTAACATGATAAAAAGGGTAAAGGGATCCGACTCTCGAAGAAAAAGAAAAGAGTCGGATCCCCTCGAACCATTATATTACCCCAAATATAATGATGAGTGGTTAATAAACATCAGGACTATGTTTAATTCTAAACCTAATATCTCCCTTATCGAGATCGGATAAACTTATTCCAGCTCCTGGAGCACTAACAGTCACAACAATATTAGCTGTTGCATTGGTAACAGCCCCACCACTCTTTGCGTCAACTGTATTTGCATGAGCAGATGCTGATTGTATGTCACCTGTGATTTGGCTTCCGTTTACAGCCGTTCCTACTTTGATATTTAACGAGAGGAGACTAACATTGGTTCCCGAAAATCCTGCTTTTACATTAATTGAAACCAACTGAAATGTGCTATTTTTGGTAGCAGAATTTGCAGTTGTTGGAATAACAATAGACTGTGAAGTATTGTTAGTTGTTTCAGTTAAATCAGAAGCAAGAATTTGAACTTCATGAGTTGCACCATCGTAACTTGCGGCTTGAGCGCTAAGTGGTATTAAATGTTTTGGCATATCAATTTCCTCCTCAGGTATTAATGTTCAAAGGCATCAAGGTCAGAGGATTATCACACTGAAGCATGAAAATCGCATCTATGATAGCTTTATGACCACCACCCTGATATTCCAATTTTTTGACTCTAGGCATCCGAGTGTAAGAAAGTGATGCCATGTTCATGTCTACAAATATACCCGAAGAATGAGTATAATCTGTTTCAGCCCCAGTTACAGGATCACAACGAAGGAATGAACTTGTGTGCAAATCATATGTGCCTGAATCAAGAATCAGACGATCTACAACTTGTTTAAAAGTTCCATCGTTATTTGAGTTGAACCTACGAACAGGAGTGAAATCAGCTTCATTCTTTTGATAAGAAGTAAACTCTGTGAATTTTTCCTTGAGATCAATTCCCAAGAAACCATCCATCTTTGCCGGACCTTTGAGTTGCTTGAAAGCAGATACACCCTGATTGCGGAATTCTTCCTCATCAAAACCTGCTAAAGTTGCTGTATATTTACTAGCAGTTGGTGTGCGGAAATCTGATGGTACTGCATAAGCGGCTTCTGCAAAAGCAGAGTCAGACCATTTAAATATTCCTCTCGTTTCGTTAGCTACATCAACGCCGTTATCACGGCTGACATCTTCGTTAGAAAGACAGCGTTTTTCGATCATGCGTGACAGGACTTTAACACCTTCAGCAACTTGATAGTTGAAATTACTACCGCTGATTCCTGCGATGTCATTAAGTTCTTCACCAAAGTCGGAAACTCCAATGTTGTACCAGATTTTTTGTGCTACAGAAGTAAGCTCCTGTGCTTGCGTTGCGTTAAATTCGGTAGCGTCCTTGCCGTCTATTACACCATTGAATCCTACTTCAGGATATTTCTTTGCTTGCCAACGATGTATGACTTGGTTTGGTTGCTGACCTTTCCTTAACATAGATGAAAATGGAGTTTTGTCGGACTCCACTGTGGAAATCAAATTCGCCCAATCATCGGGCTTATTGACTGTATTTATTTCAGTTAATTGTGGCATTTTATAATTAAGATTATTGCATTAGCTTTGAGACAGCATCGACAAGATCTCCTTGGGCTACAGCTTGATAGTCTTGTTCAGACAAGCTAGTTTTCCCTGCTTTAGATTGCTTTGATATACTTTTTGCTCTTGAAGGAGCAGGAGAAACAGGAAGATTTGGTGCAGGAGGTGGTACAAAATTTGGAGGACTGATAGGTTTTATTTGCTTTTTGGAAGAATCACCAAGTAGTCCTTGAACCATCAACCAACACATCTCAGCTCCATTGTCGTGGTTCTTCAAAGATTCATATTCTTTGCTAGTCCACACTTTTTTGAACATTTTATACTCTTCAGTCGCTTCGTCCTGCAAAACAGGATTTGCGATTGCAACTGCGTTTAACTTTTCTGCCAATACAACACGCTTTTGCTGTGCTTCAGGAATATCTAATAAAACACGCTTATTAAAATAATTATAGGTTTCCCTAATTTCCTCAGGGCTATAAAATTTTGATTCACCTGTTTTTTCATCAGTAGCTTCGTAGCCATCATGCAGTGGACCTTCATTTGCCCAAAGAATGTATTCCTTCGCTTCCTTCTCGACATCTTGCAATTGCGTTTGTGTCATTGCATCGAGATCGGTGGGAGCCTTAGGTTGTATTGTTTCCGTAGTTATTTTACCTTCTAACAGCTCTACTTTTTTTTGTAGTTCTGATATTTCATCTTCCTTTGCTTTACGCTTACTAACTTCCTTAGCAATTCGTTTATCAATGGATTTTTGTACATGAGGATCCAGTTCAGATTTCTCTTCCTGTACTTCCTCTACTGTCGTTTGTTGTTCCTCATTTTCCGTGAGTTCGGTTTTTGCAGAATCCTCTGCTACAGGTTGTGGATTTTCTTCCATAAGCGTTGATACACTTGCAACCAAGTCATCATCAGATTGAAGCTCTGAAGTAGCTGTTTTTTCGTCTGTCATGGGTGAACCCCCCAAGTAGGATAACAATTAGTCATTTGACACTTAGACACTAAAATCCTGAATAAGGAAAGTAACGCAGTGCCGATTTAACCTAATCAGCTTCTTTTAGCTTTATTTTACGAACAAACTTAATTCTTGCAGTAAATCAGGAAACTTTTTTGCAATTTTCCGCAAAGCTTTCTTTTCAATTTGATAAACCATTTGTTTAGACATTCCACAAAATTCTGCAATCTCAGCCTGTGTTTGAGGTGCTGTAGAAATTGCAACCATCTCTTTGAGACGATTATTTATTTGTTCGTGTCGTTTAGCAGATGTTGGGATATTGCCTACATATGACCTGTTCTCGCTAGGGTTTGCCATTGTTCTTCATTAGCTCCTCTAGTGTTTCACTTAATTCAAACAATGCTTCGGTTGCCCCCAAATACCATTTAGTTTCAGGTAAATCCATTTCAACATTTAAAGTAGCCTGTAGCTTTGACTCAATGTGCTCATTAATTTTATCTAAAACTGCTTTACATATAGGATTTTCTATTTCTCCTGCTAGTGAAGTTTCAATTTCAGATTCCCCCATTTGAAAAATTTTTCGGTAAAACTTACCAACTTGATTTGGTCTATAAACATTCCACATTTTTACTCCTCCTGTTGAGATGCTGGCACAGCTCCTAATCTTCCGTATTGCTTATTGACAGTCTGCTGTTCAACCATGTGGTTTAGATGTTGCAATCTGTTTTCAAGCATTTGCTTGCTGTCATCAGGAAGTCTGTCAATAGCTTGCGGATTAACTTCACCAATCTGCTGAAGCGTTTTTAACCTGAGTCCATGATTTTGCCCATCTTCCATCATTGGCGGTTCTACGCCTGTTGCAATTTTTGCAAAGTTTGCTTGCTCATCCAATACTTCTTTCATGTTTGCATTCTGAACAGGCTGTATAGTTGAAGCGGCTAAACTTGGATCCAATCCTGCAAATAGTTTTTGTACTAGTTTATCTCTTTGTATAGTGGAAACACTGTCTATTGGCAGAATATATTTACCAATAATTTCAGCTTTTTTCATTACATATTCCATATCGAGGTCTTTTGAGTCGAAAGAAATAGCAAGATCGAATTTACCTTGGATTTCCTGCCTTGATCTAACAACAGGCAAACCATTTTCTTCAGTTCCACTTATCCTAGAAAGCGTTTCATCAGGCATATATTGCTGACAAAGCTGTAATATCATGTGCATCACATCTTTTAAGTTTCCTAAATAAGTGTCTATAATGTCCTGCATATGTAATTGCGTAAGGGCAGGTTGTACCGATTCGTCAGCTCGCCCAAAATATTCATTCACTTGTTTTTCTAATATTGGTTGAGCTTTGTCATTACTTACAGGGTACTTAGGCATATCCATGAACCTTACCTCTCCTGGGCGGTTCTCTTTAACTTGCCCCAACGGACTAATGTTTAACTGCGTTTGTGGACGATTTTTAGGAACAGTTATTGGCGGTATAGTCGTAAGAGTTGTATGATCTAAAAAAGAGTCCCACAATATTTTTAACATCTTTTGCTGACCCATAGCTAATTCACTAACGGATCGAGAATCCCACAATCTGTTAGTTAGCGTTTCTCTTCCAAACCAAACAAAAGGATATGTGCCATGAGCATAGTCTAATAAATATCTTTCTTTTGCAGGAAAATCTACAGCATGATGAAAACAAGTATAATAAATCCCCGGAACTCCATCACTATTTACGCTTCTTGTATATGCAGTGATTTGTTCATACAGACCTTTATATTCAATTTGAGTAGGAGATTTAACACGCTCCACTTGCCATTCTCCTGCAAATTCTTTTGCGGTATATTCAGGAAATCCAGTTTCGCCTTCTTGATCTAATACGGCATCAACATACTTTTCAGAGTACCCATGAGTAAATTGTCGTTCACGCAATTCTGCTTCAGTCAACCACTCCCTAATAAATACAGCTCTTGATTTTTGCAGATCACTTGTATTTGAGGGAAAAAATATGTCATCAAACAATCTGTGAGCCGTTATAACAGGAGTTTGTGTTTTAATATATGGACTTGGATAAACCGCACTACCTGTTTCTCTTAGCTCTTTAATTATTTTAGATAATCTTCGCTCAGACAAATGTGGTGAAATTTCAAGTAATTTACTTTTTAAACGATCCTCTTCACCCTCATTTTGTACCAAAATTTCCAATTCAGTTTGAAATTGCTGAGGGGTCATGTTTTGAAATTCAGGTTCCTGTTGCATTGACTGCAACAACAGTTGAGCTAAATCCTGAATTGTTATGGTTTTATTTTCTAAAGCTACTTCATCTTGCCAGTAAACTCCCATTACAGCACCCGCAGGAACATCAGATTCTTGCCATTGTGCTACTTTTTTTAATTCCCTTCTATACTTAGATCCCATCGAGTTCTTCAAAACCCAATTCAAAACAGTAGACATTCTTGCACCCAATTCTAAATCGTTGCCCTCGACTCCTTCAACAGTCACATCAGCTCGCATAGCAGAGCTAACCAAGATCATTGATCTTTCATTAATAATCATATCGCATAAACGAATTCTAGCGTCACTAGCTCCCTCGAACGGAAATGCTTTGTACCCTTCATGCGGATCTGAATGCTTTAAGGCATCACTTTGTTGATAAGGCCACCGACAAAATCTAGCATCATCTGCTATTCTTCGTCTTTCCTGAACATCCATAGCGGCATCTTTGCAAATATCATCAATTTCATTTTTCAAATCCGTCAATTCATCTTCATTTACTTCCGCTGTTCCACCATCCTGCCTTACATTTTCTATCGTATTAACTTTTTTCATTTTGTAATTTCACTCCCATAACCTCTTTAGTTTTAAAGATTTTTTGTTTCATTCCTTTTAAAATAATTGGATTTAATAATTTGCTATCTACTAAACATTCTAGCTGATACCTAGTAACTCCTAACATATCCATTACCTCAGCCCTTCTTAAAAATGTCATTTTATGCATAGTATCCACCCCCCTCACTTTTCCATGTTCCTTCTGCTATATTATCACAGTCGCTTAAAAAAAAGTAACGGCATACATCAATCGGATCTTTACAGGCTCCCTTGTTGCCATCTTCACCTGTCCAATTTTGTAAAGAGAAAATAAGGTTTTTGCATTCTTTGCTTACATAAAACTTCGGGCAATTCATGTAAGATATATCCTCATCTTCATTGTAGTCTAAAACATCATTAATTTTAGTAACACCATCTGAAATTATATCCCCTGGAGCACATTCAAAATATACACCCATATCATCAAAATCAGTAAGCAAAGTAACAGGACGATCTTTCTCAATTCTTGGGGTACTTGCGGCTCTTGAATCCATAATTCTCTCTTGAACATTTTCTTCACTGCCATTTTGTTCACTCCATTTTTTAACAGCTTCAGATTCTTTAAGATCAGAATCAGGTTTATAATTTAAACAATCATTCCATTTTTCTAATCTAGCTATTTCCCTTTTAATTTTCCAAACACCAAAACCAAAAGGATCTTGAGCAGGACCAGTGCGACCATCTAATTTTTTCCCATCAGGCATTGCCCAAGGTCCAACTACACCAACCTCAGGAATCTCATATCCTCCCGGCCATTCTCTATATGCATAAATTTTGTCTTTAACTACTCTAAACCAAACCATGTAAAAGTTTCTGCCTGACGATGGATCACAAACTAAAACATTCACTCCATTTTTAGGAATAGCATCTTGATCTACGCAATGCACTTTTGTATCAAACTTCGGAAACCTAGATGCCATTGTTTTGTTTGCTAATCCGTAAAACCTTTCACGAATATACCAACGCTGTTTACCCCTAATAATATCTAAAACTGAACTAGGATTCCCATAAGGGTTATCAGAACTATGAAAAAAAGCTACAGCTCGCTTACCATCAGATCCCATACATTTCATCAATCTTGGTAAACGCTCAAATTTCCTTCCTTCAGGTACAGGCATTTGCCCACTTTTTCCATCTGCCCAATCTAAACATTTTTGTAAATATAGTGCGTGATCTTCTAATTGTTCACCTTCATCTTTCGGACATAAAAATGCAGTGCTGTCCTGCATTATTTCTGCTCCATCTTGAAACATTTTACAAGTTGGGCTGTAGCCTTTCACAGGCGTAAATGTAACGAGCATCTTACTTAGCGGACTACGTGTGGCTAATCTCAGCTCAAGTGTTTCGACCCAATCTGGGGGTACAAGTTCATCTGCCCATGCGATATTAAGCTCACCACCCTCAATCTTTTCCCTGTCCTGCTCGTAGTTTCTAAAAATGCATTCGCTGTGGTTATGCAAAACAAATTTAGAATCACTAAAGCCGTACTTTTGATTATAGGATATGTAAGCTACTTCAGTTCTTACTTTTTTACGCTGTTCAGGTGGCAAATATTTCCACATGAGGGGGTGTTGATATTCAACTGAATTTTGATTACTTTCATGAAAACACCAAGCTCTTGCACCTCTTACATACTGCAACATCTGCATTGTTCGCTTAGCCGCATATTCGCTTTTTCCTGCACGATTTCCCCCATTTATTAGTAAAATATCAACAATTCTAGTAAATCCTAAAGCCAATCTTACTCTTTCACACCACTCTTGATCTAGCCAATCCCATGACAATAATGCGTCACAAATTTTCCAAATGGGCGGTTCCCATCCTTTTCTTAAAGGATCAATTTTTTCATCAGCTATGACTTGCTCACGCTTGTGCATCAAATCTGCAAACGCTTCACTGCTTAAATCTTTTACTTCATCCAGTTCAGGAATTTTTAGTATTGGATGCTGTGTTGGCGTAAAACTCATAATTAAAAAAAAGTTGGGCTACTGTTTCCTAAAGCAGAATAGAACATCGCTCGAACATGGTTCTCCCATGATACCATAACACCCAACTAAATTCATTGTTCCCCCATGCGATGTTCTAAGTATTTCTCAACTACATTGTAAACTGCCTCAGCAAGTTCCATTGCATTAAGATCACTTTCTCCCCCTCGATCCACATCCCAACCAACAAGTGTTTGCCCAATAATTTTCTGCAAAGCCATTGCTTGCCTAAATTTTCTTTGAGCATTTAAAATATTATAAGCTTTTGAACGATTTAATTCATTTTCTTCATCCATTCTATTTCCTTTCTCAATCTTAGAACCTCATCCTGCAAATCCTGTATGTGCATCTCCCTTGTGTAATTTATCTTTGTAGGTTTGTATAAATTTTTTTCTAGGGGAACAGAACGCACTGAAATCTGCCCAATTGCTGATAATAAATCGGAAAGCTTTATCGGCTGAGGAAATTTCGATGTGATCCAAATCATAACAATTGTCCGAAATTAAACCTATATCCTGACAATACTCTAAGACTATTGTGGGGGGTAGCTTTTGCCTTTTGCATAAATTCTTTAACTTCATTTTGCATAGATTATGGGCAACTCTCCTTTCCCTGTGTAATGCTGTGATTCTTTATGAAACCATAAATTACGAACAGGCTCTTCACCATTTTCCCTTTGTGCCAAAACCGCAAATGTTGCATCAGATTTATCTTTCCACTCACTATCATAAACAGACATATTTCCAGTGTTTACACCTTTGTAATAGCTTTCTTCTTTCGCTTTATTTCTCCAAACAACTACTACATTGTGAGCTATATTTGTTATATGAACACTACCTCGCACCATATGTTTATTTGGCCAACCTCTAGTTTCAGGTCGCTTCATATCAGGTTTTTTTGAATGTGCGACTAAATGCACATGGACATTATATGTCGTTGCAAAATCACACAGCCTGTTCATCAAATGCTTTATTACACCATCCTCATCCTCAGGAATGTCTAGTCGCATTAAAGAATCTATCACAAAATGAGTTATACCATATTTTTTAGCGGCATAACTAAAAACTTCTATCACTTCTTCAGGAGTTGCTGTACCAACCTTGTCGTATATCCAAAAATAGTTTGAAGCCCAATTTAGACCAAAATCAAATTCTTGTTCGTCTGATGGTTTTAATTTTGCCAAGCCCATTTTTATGATCGCTTGCAAATTTTTTTCAGGTTTCATTTCAAGACTACACAAACAACTCCGCTTGTTATATTGCGTTAAATGTACCAACATAAAATTTAACAAAATAGTTTTACCATGCTTAGAATAACCTGTCCAAACTGTGATCTCTCCTGGGCGAAACCTAAATGGAAAGTCACCACCAAAAGGAACAGGATCCCCTAACTTACTGTCATCACTAGGAAAAAAACATTCCCATATTTCACTTCTGAAATCTTTAGCAGATTTTAAAGAATCAGGATCCATATCACTTGCTTCATTTAAAAGTGTTTCAGTAAATTCACTGCTCTCAAAACCCTTTTGAATAAATTCATTGGCATCTTTAATTCCATCAGGCCAATTAATCATTCGACATTTATCACGACCTAATCTCCTCGCTATTGATTCAGTTGCAGCTCTCCCTACTTCGTCTGAATCTCCTGCAAAAATAATTTCAGTATGCAAAGCGATCCAATTGTCATAATCATGCTCTATCCATTCTGAATTTGGGTCATTGTCACCATTTGCAACTTTTGCCCCAAACGGAACAGATACAGCAGGGTATCCCATGTCATACATAGTCAACGCATCCAGTTCACCTTCCGTTAAAAACATAGAAGATTGATTTTCAGGTATGGCAGGAATGCCAAATAAAACTTTATTACTTTTTGCGGTTGTCCGAATATAGTCTTTGTTGTCAGGGTCACGCCATTTTAACATTTGTATTTCTCCCATACTGTCTATGAATGGAAATATTACACATAGGGGGGATTTTTTATCGTATGGATATTTTCCCTGACCAATACCATAAGCACGAATCGCTTCCTCAGATATTCCTCGTTCATCAGTCAACCATTCCCATGGTCTACTACCCTCCTCAATAGGCTTGAGAAAATCAGCTTCTTTTTCCGGCAATCTCTCCCTTTTAGGAGTAGGTGTTTTGTGACCTATGCTTTGTTTAAATTTTACTGACTTTGGCGATTTATAACCAACAAAATCAGATGCTTCCCTTAACGCTGATCTAAAATCAACTTTTCTACAAGCCATCCACAGCCCAATAATATCCCCATTTTGTGAGGTATCTGCATGGTCTATCCACATTCCGACTTTATCGCCAAGTAAAGCTACCCTTAAACTACCTGTGTTTGCTGATCCTTTGGAAGAAATGTCATTTACATTACTTGCAAGCCATTCACCCCTAGATTCCTTGCCATTTGGCAAAAGATGACCACAAACTTCTTTTATTCGGTTGTTTAACATCTGTTTAATAACTGCTCCATCCATCTTAGTTCCCGAATTCGTAAGCCATTGTATCCTCATACCTTATGTCATCATTATCAGAGGGGGTATGCTTTAAAACTCCCTTCATCAATTTGACATTCCAAGTCGCATCCCAATTGCGTGACCTTTCTCCCTCTTGATGAACCAAGCTTTTGAACAAAGTGAGAGCATCATGGTATTTCACTCCATATTTTGAGCAATATGCACCACGCAAATGTTCAGAGGGTTGCCAGTTTTCAGGCAAATCTTGGGGGGGTGGTTTTTTTTGAGTTAATTTTTTACTACTATCAGGTGAAAAAGTTTCTTTGGGAACTTCGTTTCCATATAATATATTATTATTAGGTAGCGAAGCTACCCCCGTGACGTGCGATGGGAATGGGGAACCTTTGACGCTATTTTGCTGTGATTTTAACGCTGAAATGATGCAGTGTACAATTGCTGATGCTTTCGTAGTAAAACCATGATTTTTGCAATATTCGCCCAATTGGATCAGGTCATCTTTGCTTAAATTTACACTTAATCTAGGCATTATTAACCTCCAAATAATGAGTTACTGAACTAGCAGGAATTCTTATTATTCCTGTGTGGAGCTTCACAAACTTCCTTATGCCTTGTGAGCCTTGTGTTTTAGTTCCTAGCTCTAATAATCGTCTGACTGTCCTTGTACTGACGCTAAGCTGTTTCGCCACTTCCTTGACGCTGTAATGCTTTTCTATCATTTTAGTATTTTTCCTTTCTTTTTAGGTTGTCGGCAAGCAAGCACCCACTTATCCCTCTTAAAATAAACAGGAATGAGTTGGTGCATATTAAACAAACTAGAATCACGAACCCATACACTATGCAGAACGCTCTGTATGGCTTCAGGGTCGGGATCAATACACCCAATGATCCTTGGATTAGCCCAAAATTTAGTAATCTTGAACAGCCTTGGAGCTTCTTCTTCAGGTATATCTTCATTAGTTAGATTTAATTGCCGTAATATAGTTTCTATAGCCGTATGTAATAGTATTACGGCATTACCTTCTGTGACCCAATCTTTACCCTCAGTCAAATCTTTTTTACGCATATTCCTCAACCACTGCCTTGGAAGCCCCATTCGCCAAGCTAGTTCATGCTCAGGAATAGAATATCGTTTTAGTCTGCGGAAAGGTTTTTTGCCGTTGCTTTCTACTCGTTCAATAATCTTTGCCCAATCATCAGTCGTATCCCCTTTGTGA